TAACGTCCTTAACAATGCGTTTAGCTCTAGCTTTACTGGTGGTGACGGTGTTGCATTAGTCAGCACAGCACACCCATTAGCTGGAGGTGGAACCTTATCAAATCGTCCTTCTACATATGTCGATTTGAACGAGACTTCACTCGAAAACGCTTTGATCAGTATTTCAACTTATGTTGACGATCGAAACATGACGCTTGCCCTTCAAGGCACTAAGCTGATTGTTCCACCTCAACTTCAGTTTGTTGCTGATCGACTGCTTGAAACACCAGGGCGTGTTGGCACAGCAGATAATGACATCAACGCTATCAGGAACATGGGATTGCTACCGCAAGGTTATGCAGTCAACCATTTCTTGACAGACACTGATGCGTTCTTTGTTTTGACTGATTGTCCTGACGGCTTTAAGCACTTTGAACGTAGCCCGATTTCAACTTCTATGGAAGGTGATTTCGATACGGGTAATGTGCGTTATAAAGCTAGAGAGCGTTATAGCTTCGGGTGGTCTAATCCACGCGCAGTATACGGATCTCAAGGAGCGTAAAGCTTCGCACAAATATCGGGTGGCCTTCGGGCCACCTTGTTTTTTAGTAGCTTAATGGCGTTAACGCGCTGGTTTTTAGGAGAAAACTGTTATGACTACTACTCATTTTAGAAATGGAGTTTCAAACCAAACTCCAGGTAATCCTCTTTTTGAGTTTCCTTATTTAGATCCTACAAAATACACAACGTATTTTAATGATTTTCTTACTTATCACGCTGACGAGTGGACTATCACTACTACTGAAGCTGGCACAGGAAGTGCAACAGAAGCATTAGCTTCTGGTCAGGGTGGTTGGTTGCTTCTTACAAACGCTGCTGGCGATGATGATCTTGATTTTTTGCAACTTAAAGGAGAAGCCTTTAAGTATGTTGCAACTAAGCAAATGTTTTTTAAAGCAAGGTTTAAAGTATCTGATGCAACTCAGTCTGATTTTGTCATGGGCCTTGGTATTACTGATACCACTCCGCTTGATACAACAGATGGTTTTTACTTTATTAAAGCTGATGGCGCAGCCACAATGGACTTTAATATTGAAAAAGATAATTCAGCAACTACAAACTCATCAGTTGCTACAATTGCTGATGATACGTTTTTAACTGCTGCTTTTTATTACACCCCAACTGGTAATACTGGAGATGGTGAATTTCAAATATTCATTGATGACGCGCAAGTTGCTTCACAAACAACTTTGACAAATGCAACAGACGATGAAGATTTAACCGTTTCTTTCGGTATTCAAAACGGCGCTGCTGCGGCAAAAACTATGACTATTGATTATATTTTAGCCGCTGTTGAACGATAAATAGAGGTAACTTGCTATGACTATGAAAGGTTCAGGTAGCGATGTTTCTTCGAGTTTTATAATTGCTGCGGCAGCAGATCCAGATGGGATTAGTGTTGCAGCAAGTGTAAGTGGAGCAGCTAATTTAACAATTGGCGGGACTTTAGCTTCTGGAGGATCAGTTACGTTTGATTCGCCAAGAAATGTAACCATACTTTCTGCGGCTGATGATAGTGGGATTACTTTCACGGTAACAGGAACTGATGAATCTGGTACTTCTGCAACAGAGACTATTACTGGTGCTGATACGGGTACTGCGACTGGCACTTCTTTTTTTGCAACAGTGACTCAGATAGCTACTTCTGGGTCTTCTGCTGGCAATGTTAGTGCTGGGTCTGGAACTAGTATTTGTGGCGTAATGTCTACAGAAAGAATGCGGCTAAGGGGTATTTACGTTGTAAATGGAACGGCTGCTGCAACTATTTCTTTTAGAGAAGGCTCTGCAACAGGAACCGTAGTAATGCAATATAGAACTATTGCTGGAGCTTCTACGAATTCTTATCCAGATGTTCCTGATGATGGATTGTTATTTAAATCTGGTGGATATGTTACCTTTACTGCTGTAACTGATTTGACAGCAATGACTACGTTTCAATCATAAGAGGTGCATAAATGGCCACATCAGGATCTAGGGATTTTGAGCCAGATGTTGCAGAGTATGTAGAAGAAGCATTTGAGCGGTGTGGGCTAGAATATCGAACAGGATATGATGGTGTCACCGCTCGACGTTCTTTAAATTTGTTGTTTGCTGATTGGGCCAATAGAGGTCTAAATCAGTGGACAATAAATAATACCAATACAACATTAACCAAATCAGATACTTTTTTTGATTTAGACTCTTATACTATTGATGTGTTAGATGTTGTGATCAGAACAACTTCTGGTGGCACTACTACTGATATTCAGATGCAACAAATATCCAGGTCTGCTTATTGGAACATCCCAACAAAAACCACAGAAGCTCGTCCAACTCAATGGTATTTAGACAAGCAAATAACGCCTCGATTATATTTTTGGCCAGCGGCTGAAAATAGTACAGATGCTTTATATATTAATCGATTGATTAGAATTGAAGATGGAGATGCTGGTGTTAATACACTTGGTGTTCCGTTTCGTTTTTATCCATGTCTAGCAGCAGGGTTGGCTTACTATTTGTCAATTAAAAAAGCTCCAGACAGAGTTCAGATGTTAAAAACGATGTATGAAGAGGAATTTGCTAGGGCAGCAGATCAAGATGAAAGTCGAGCATCTTTGTTTATTGCGCCCAGTATGAGATCTAAGAGGGCGTAATGGCTTACGCTTCAGGCAAATTTGCCATAGCAATATGCGACCGATGCGGCTTTCAATATGCTTATAAAAGTTTAAAGAAAGAATGGACTGGCTTTAGGGTTTGTAAAGAATGCTATGAACCTAAAGAGCCTCAATTAGAACCATTGCCTCATGTCTCGGATCCTCAAGCATTAAGACATCCACGCCCTGCGGTTAGCTTTACTGCTGGTGAAGGAGTGGTAAGAACTATAGATCCTAATAGAATGACTACAGTAACCGGAGATTCTATTGGATCTGCGTTTGATATGGATGCATCGACCGGAGAAATAGGAACAGTAACAGTGGTGACTACATGAGTTTTACTTACGCAACGCTTAAAACAGCAATTCAAAATTATTGTGAAACAAGCGAGACTACTTTTGATAATAACCTATCGGTCTTTATCAAAGAGTCTGAAGAACGCATTTTAAAGAATGTTGAAATGCCAGTATTCAGAAAAAATGTTACAGGAAATGCAACAGCAAGTAACACCTATTTATCTATGCCAAGTGATTTTCTAGCGCCTTACAGCTTGGCTGTAATCTCTAGCAATATTTATTCTTATCTTTTATTAAAACATGTTTCTTTTATTAGAGATTACACGCCCAATGCAGCAACAACTGGATTGCCTAAATATTACGCATTGTTTGATGACACAACATTTTTGTTAGCTCCTACTCCAGATTCAGGATATAGCTTTGAACTTCATTACAAGTATCGTCCAGCATCTTTAACAGCAGGGGCCGATAGTGGCACTACCTGGCTTTCTACTAACGCACCAGATGCGTTGCTGTATGGATCATTAGTAGAAGCTGCTACCTTTCTTAAAACTCCTGAAGAAGTGGTAGGATACGAGCAAAGATTTAAAGAAGCTCTTGGCGCATTAACTCGGTTTGGCGAGGGTTATGGTGTAAGAGATGAGTATCGAGATGATATTAGAGGTGCTGTTCAATAATGTTTAAAATGGCTGTTGAATCTAACATAGGAGATGTTGTCGTTAAAACAACGGAAAACAGGGGATTAAGTCCTGAAGAGTTAGCTGAACGTGCTGTAGAGCAGATCGTCAGCGTGTCTTCTTCGGTAGATCCTGTGGTAAGACAACAAGCAGAAGCATTTAAAAATCGCATTTATCATGTGGTTTTAGGTATTATTAAACAAGCAATTAAAAGCGATAGAACAACGCTTTCTAATGAATTTATTCAGCAAGGCCATCCAGAACTTGTTGATATTTTAAGGAGACTGTAATGGCGATCACAACAGCTATGGCAACAAGTTTTAAGTCTGAGCTACTTCAAGGAATTCATAACTTCCATAATGGTTCTGGCGGCGGCACAACTACTACTACAGGTACTGGCAATACGTTTAAGATTGCTTTGTATACTAGCAGTGCCACGATGTCAGCCTCGACTACAGCGTATGCAACCACTAACGAGGTTTCTGCTACAGGCACAGGCTATACTGCTGGCGGTAATACGCTAACAAATGTAGATCCGACCACATCAGGAACTACAGCATTGACCGATTTTGCTGATACTACTTGGTCTAGCAGTTCAATTACTGCGAGAGGGGCATTAATTTATAACTCTTCTACTACAGCAGGGTCGGCTAATAGAGCGGTAGCAATACTGGATTTTGGAGCAGATAAGACATCTACAAGCGGTGACTTTACTGTTCAGTTTCCAGCAGCAGACTCTAGTAACGCGATTATAAGAATCGCATAGGATATAGTGTGTGGCTGATGTCAAAGTTGCATTTGATGGATGGAATTCCTCGGCTACTGGATGGGGCGAGGGAACGTGGGGTAATGGCCAGGCAGTACCTGATGCAACAGGCACTCTTGGCACCATCTCGGTTAGCGCAGATGCGAACGTCAGTGTTACAGGAGTCTCAGGGACAGGCACTCTTGGATCGGTTTCTGTATCCGCTGATGCGAATGTTAGTCCTACTGGGGTATCAGGCGATGGTGCTCTTGGTTCGCTTACGGTCGCGGGTGCAGCAAATGTCACTCCGACAGGAGTCGCAGGAACCGGAACACTTGGAACAGTCTCCGTCGCGGCTAGTGCAACTACTTCAGTCACTGGAGTGTCGGGTACGGGAGCATTGGGTTCAGTTACGGTCACGGGTACGGCGACAGTCAGTGTCACAGGCGTATCAGGAACGGCAAGCCTTGGAAGCGTCACCGCAATTACAAGCAACATTATTCCAGTCACAATGGATGCGCTTACTGGATCTGTTGGAACGGTTACGTTTGATGGAGATGCGAATGTATTTCCAACAGGTGTGGAAGCGGCTTGCACAACGAGTGGCGTTAATGTTTGGGGAGAAGTTGACGATAGCCAAACAGCAAACTGGTCAAGCGTTGATGACAGCCAAACAACGAGTTGGCCAACTATTGACGATAGTCAAACACCAAACTGGAAAGAGGTAGCGTAATGGTACGCAGGGTTAAAAAAGTTATTAAGGGTTTAGAGAAAGCCTCTAAAACGCACAAGAAACAAGCTGAAACGCTTAAAAAGCATGTTGCTTCAATGAAGAAGCCAAAATCTAAAGTTAAAAGCCGGAGAAGATAAATGGTTAGTACATATGTAAACGATCTTCGCTTAAATGAAATGGCGACTGGTGATGGTTCGGGAACCTGGGGAACCACCACAAATACGAATTTGGAGCTAATCGCTGAAAAGTTCGGAGCGGCAAGCGAGGCTCTTTCGGACGCTAGTACTGCTACCATTACGATGGCGGATGGGACTAGTGATGCGTTTCGCTCGATGGCCCTTACCCTTACAGGATCTCTCTCACAGGCTTGTACGGTCACGTTAGCTCCAAATACTCTTTCTAACGTATGGGTAGTACAAAACTCCGCTGGTAACACAGTTACATTAACCGCAGGAACAGGCGCAAATGTGGTCATACCAAATGGCGGCATTCGCATGATTGCCACCGATGGTGGCGGTGCTGGAGCAGCAATTACTGATGTACTCGATGTATTAGGCGGTACGGGCAACGTAGGGCTTGGTAGCGGTGCGTTTGGCACAGGGCTGACTACAGGCACAGATAACGTAGCTATTGGCGATAGCGCAGGAGATG